ACCACAAGGTATCATCACGGGTGCAACATTAGGAAACACCGCGGCATCTGCAACGGCAATCGCCGCTGACGATATCTTGGACCTTATCCACTCAATCGACCCAAGTTATAGAAACAAGCCAACCTTTGGGCTTATGGCCAACGATTCTGTAATTTCTGTGATTCGTAGTTTAGGGCTGGGCAGTGCCAACGATTTCCCAATCTTCATCCCGTCGATGACGGCTGGTGAGCCGGACAAATTATTTGGATTCAACCTATACTACAACAACGATATGGAATCAGCAATCACGACTGGCAAGAAAACATTGCTCGCGGCTGACTTCAGCAAGTTCGTTGTTCGTTCTGCTGGTGGTGTTCAAATGGTACGTTTGAACGAACGCTACATGGACGAGTTAGAAATCGGATTTGTAAGTTTTGCCCGTAAGGACTCAAAGGTTCTTGATAGCCGTGCAGTGAAGCACTTGAAACAAGCCTAATCATGAAGGTCAGATTTTTAAAATCTGTATCGGGTAACGGATTCCACTACCGCAAACACGCGGTGGTGGAAATCCACTCCGATGAGATGTTGACCGATTTTTTGAATGCGGGTTTTTGTGAGGCAATAGCCGAAGCACCAAAAGCACGCGCAAAGAAGGCGGTGAAAAAGAACACGTCAAAAGAAACACGATAAGAAATGGCCATTGATATTGTAACGCCCGCGGCGTCCGAACCCATCACATTGACGGAAGCAAAGAATTTTTTGCGCGTTGACCATAACGATGACAACACTTTGATTTCGGCATTGATATCGGCATCACGTGAAATGTGTGAACAATACACGCGACGCATTTTGGTGACGACAACAATCGACGAATATTTTGACCAATTCCCGCGCAATCATTGGGATGGTCAATCGAACTTGTTGTACTTATCACGCGGACCAGTTGCATCAATCACTTCGGTTTCTTATGTTGACGAAATCGGTTCAACGGCGACAATTGCGTCATCGTTGTACACAACCGATTTAATTTCAGAACCCGCACGCATTCAATCCATCGGTGGATGGACAACGGGGGCGGGTGTCGTCAATCAATTAATTGTTCGATATGTCGTTGGAACGGCCGTGTCTGCAATTCCAAAGCCGTTGATTCAAGGGATGATGCTTGTCATTTCTGAATTGTACGACCAAAGAATGGACCGCGTTCGTCAACTGCCAACGGCATCCGAATATTTGTGGAACCCTTATCGAATCTTTACATTCTAATGATTGACCAGTCGGGACAATTAGACCGCAGAATCACGATTCAATCGTTCAACGAATCAACTGATGATTTCGGTGAAGTGATTTTGTCGTTTACAACCTTGGCCAATGTTTGGGCGAAGGTCGTGGAAAAAAGCGGGAATGAAGGTGAGGACGGAAACCAAATCGTTGCGACTCAAAAGGTCGAATTTTTCATTCGTTACCGCTCGGACATAAACGAGCAAATGCAAATTGTACACGACAACACAACCTACACAATCGAAGCGATTTTGAACGCGGATTCGCGCAAGTCGTTCCAAAAGATTGTCACAAGATTTGCGGACTAATGGGAGCGAATGCGGAAAGAATGATGGCGTCAATGGGTAAACGAACGGGCGGTGGTTCGGGCGGTGCTTTTATTGGCTTTGATGAAAAGGACATCAAGAAGGAATTCGAACGCGCTTTCAAGGAATTGGAAAACTTACACGATGGGGTCACAACTGCGCAAATTCGCCGCATTGCACGCAAGTCATTGAAGCCGATGTTGAAAGGCTACAAAGACGAAATCACCAACATCAAGTCGGGAACATTCAAGGTGTACCGAAATGGCGGCATTTATGCCGAAATAACCAAAGGCCAATTAAAGAAATCAATGGGCATCATCACCACGCGTGTGAATCGTGGGGCGACGTTTGCGTCCTTATCGGTTGGCCCAAGGGTGAAGCGTTCATTCAGCGACCCGGAAAAAGGCGGTTGGTTCGCACACTTTTTAGAATATGGATATTTAAGGGACGGACAATACAACGGACCAAACAAAGGATTTGCCAAACGCGCACGAACAAGAAATTCGGGTGGTGTTGGAAACGAGTTCAAACGATTGATGCGTGGGTTCCTTAATAGACAAGTAAAAGCCGCACGCATATGATTGGGAAAGTTATCAAATCAAAGTTCACCAGTGATTCAGATTTGAACACGCTTTTTGGTGGGCGCGTTTTTCCAGTAATTGGAGCGCAAACAAAAGCGACGCCGTTCGCGATTTACGAGGTGGCAAATATCACCACAAGTATGTCGAAAGAAAGCGATTCGCATATTGACGAAATAGATGTTCGAATCACGTTGATTTCAACAAAGTATTCGGACACACAAAACGCCGTTGAATACGTTCGGAGTGCATTCATAAGAATGAACCAAACGATTGGCGGTGTGAAAGTAAAATCGTGCGCCTTTGAAGGCCAACGCGATTTGTTCAGCGATGATGAACGGACGTTCGGGTCACAAGTTGATTTGAAATTCCGCGTGTCTCGCGATTGATTTTGTAGATTTAAAAACGATAAAAAAGTAAAAAAATGGCAGTTACAAGCATCATGAATTCAACGGACGTTGTGATTCAAATTTCAGAAGACAACGGAAGTTCTTTTGACATCATTGGCCGTACAACATCGGCATCATTAAGTGTTTCAATGGAAACACGCGACACTACAAACAAAGATTCAGCCGGATGGCAAGAAAATCTTGAAGGTTTGAAAGCGTGGTCACTTAGTGGCGACGGCTTGGTGACTTACTCAATCAGTGGGGATTTCGACACACCGGACGACCTTTTCACTTTATTGAGCAACCGCACGAAAGTGAAAGTTCAATTTGGTTCAATGACGTCTGGGGAAATTGACTACACTGGTTTTGCATACTTGACAAGCTACGAACAAGAAGCGGGCGTTGAGGAAAATGTGACGTATTCGTTCGGATTCACCGGCACTGGTGTACTTCTTCAAGCGGCAGTTCCGTCTTAAATTATTGATTTGGGGCCGTCCGTCGGGCGGTCCCTTTATTACCTAACAACAACAAAACAAAAAGAATATGACAACAATCATTGAAATCGGCGAAAGAAAACACGCCATTAGATTTGGATTCAACGCCTTGCGTGAATTCTCAAGAATGACGGGAACAACATTGGCGCAATTGGAAAACCTTGGCGACGATATGACTTTGGACCAAGCAATCACATTGATGTATTGCGGATTCAAAGACGGCGCAAGAAAAGAAAAAGCACCATTCCGATATGATGTGGCAGATGTTGCCGATTGGATTGACGAAGATGAAGGATTGATTGAAAAGGCGTTCGCCGTCTTTGAACAACAATTTTCATCGGGTAGTGAAAAAAAGTAAATGACCGAACGTCGCAACAAGGTGACGTTGCAACATGGGACACGTTGGAAGCGTTCGCGTTCGGTCAAGTTGGATTGATGCCGTCCCAATTCTATGACCTATTACCACGCGAGTGGGGAAACTTGGTTGAAGGTTGGAACGAACGTCAAAACCGAAAAGAACAAACGGATTGGGAAAGGACGCGTTGGATGACAACAATCCTTTTGAATCCACACACAAAGAAGCGCATCAAACCAAAAGATTTGATTGTGTTTCCTTGGGAAAGCAAGCCGAAGAAGAACCACAAGGTTTGGACACGAGGCGAAATTTTAGAAGCAATAAACGAACGCAAACAACGCGCAAAAGCCAATGGCAAGTCTTAGTTCATTAAATTTCCGACTAACCGCGAACATCGCGCCATTCCGTAAAGGTCTAAACAAGGCCGGACGAGCAATGGATAAGATGGGGCGCAAGATGCAACAAACGGGCAAGAATTTGTCCATGCGTTTGACCGCGCCACTTGCGGCAGTTGGTGCGATTGCGTTCAACGTGTTCAAAGGCTTTGAACAAGAAATGTCCAAAGTCAAAGCCGTATCGGGCGCGACCGCTGAAGAATTTGAAGCCTTATCACAAAACGCGAAAGATTTGGGAGCATCAACGATGTTTTCAGCGCGTGAGGTTGCAAGCCTACAAACGGAGTTCGCGAAACTTGGTTTCACGGCCACGGAAATCACAAAAGTCACCGAATCAACATTGGCATTGGCGCAAGCGTCGGGAACCGATTTGGCACGTTCTGCCGAAGTCGCTGGTTCTACATTGCGCGCGTTTGGATTAGATGCAAGTCAAACGGGTCGTGTCACGGATGTGATGGCGGCATCGTTCAGCACATCGGCTTTGGATATGGAGACATTCGCGAACTCAATGAAGTTCGTTGCACCCGTTGCGAAAAGCGCGGGAATGTCCATTGAAGAAACATCTGCAATGTTGTCGGTACTGGCGAACGCTGGTATAAAAGGAAGCCAAGCGGGTACATCTTTGCGCCGCATCATTTCGGAAATTGGTGCGACTGGAAAGCCAACGGCCGAAGCATTGAAAGATTTAGCAACCCAAGGGATTGGCCTTGCGGATGCGAAAGATGAAGTTGGGCGTTCAGCACAATCGGCCCTTTTGATTCTTGCGGAAGGCGTTGACCAAATATCACCATTAACAAAAGAATTTGAAAATTCCGGTGGTGCGGCTCAAGAAATGGCCGACATCATGGGGAACACTGCATTCGGAGCATCCAAGCGTTTGGAATCCGCAATGGAAGGGTTGATGATTTCAATCGGTGAGATTGTAGCGGTTGCCGTTGTCCCATTGATTGAGTTTTTAGCAAAGGCCGCAAGCGCATTGAATGGAATGTCAGACGGGACAAAGCGCGCCATTGTAATTGTTGCCGCACTTGCCGCTGGAATTGGACCCGTGATTTTTATCCTTGGCTCATTCCAACGTGCGTTGTTGTTAGTTAGAACGGCCACGTGGTTATCAACTGCGGCAACGACCGCGTTTGGAATAGCGGTTCAAATTGCATCGTCACCGATTACGTTGATTATTTTGGCAGTTGCGGCGTTGGCCGCTGGCCTTATTTACCTTGCTTACAATTTTGAATCATTGAAGGCCATCGCCGTCAATTCTATTCGTGGATTGGTGAACCTTGTCATTCCCTACATCAACACATTGATTGGGAGATTCAACGCAATCGCTGGATTGCTTGGGATGGACAAAATGCTGGTTGAACCATTCAAGAAAATGGAATCGGTTGCGGTCCCGGCATTCAAATCACTCGGTCAAGTCGTCACGGAAATCAAGGACGATTTGGGATTGTTTAAAAAGGAAACGAAAGAAGCATCCGAAGAAGTTGACAACCTTGCGGAATCTACTGGGAATCTAAACGCCGAAACAACAACGGGAACAACGACAACCACAAAGATGGGGGAATCGTTGGTGAACTTGACACCAAAAGTCGCAACATTGGGAGCGACAACGGGGGTGATGACAATGAAATTGGCGAAGTCAAATCAAGAAATGGACCAAGGCATCGACAAGATGGACCGCATGATTTTGACGGCCAAAGCATTGTCGGAGCAATTGACCGAATTGGCAAATCAAGCATTGGTTGATGTGGCCGTTGGGTTCGCTGATATGGCGGGACAAGCGTTGGTTGGTGCCGCATCTTTTGCGGACCTTGGAAGATTTGCAATTGAATCACTGGCGGGACTGATGACGCAAGTTGGTCAAATCGCGGTTCAAACGGGTATTGCGGTCGCTGGTATAAAGGTGGCCATTCAATCATTGAATCCAGCCGTGGCAATTGCGGGTGGTCTTGCATTGATTGCGCTCGCGGGTGCAATCAAAGGAAAGATGTCGCAAGTTGGCGGGCAAGGCGGAAGCATCCCAGCACTGGCCGAAGGTGGTGTTGTAACGGGTCCAACACTTGCATTGATTGGCGAGGGTCGAGAATCCGAAGCGGTGATTCCGTTGTCAAAATTAAACACAATGATGGAAGGCGGCGGCGGACAAAACGTTGTTGTCACGGGACGCATCAGCGGGTCCGACATACTATTGAGCAACGAACGCGCATCGCGCAACCGAACAAGACAAAGAGGTTTTTAATATATGGCGAATCCAAA